CTACTTCTTCTGCTAGTGTTTTAACTAATGTTCTATTTGCACCAGTGGCATCTTCTGATGAGTTACCTTGATTGTTTGATCCTTGACTTCTAGTAAGTTCTCTTATTGCTCCTTCTTGTGTAGATACACCACTGCCTCTACCATACCCTAGTGTTCTAAAATATTTTGCGATTGCATTCGCACTTACATTACTAACCTGTGAATTAAAATTACTACTTCTATTATTAAGATCATCCCAACTTGCATCAGGTAATGCAAAACCTAAAGTTGTGTCACTGTCATCTAGATATTTTCTCTCCCATACTCCATTTGCACCAGGCCCTCTTGTTGCTGCAGTCGTCCACGTTGCATTGACACCACCACCTGTTACACCACCATCGATTGCTGTTCTATCCACTTGTAGATTAGTGGTAAAAGAACCAGGCAATGCTCTACCGTTAGCATCTTCTTTCCATGTATTATTGGATCGATATGCTATTTGATATTTGGTTGCGTCGTCTCTAGTGTATGTTCTTATCCAACTAGAACTGTTAGCAGTTGTTGCCATTTAGAAGGTTTTTATTTATTTAGTGATAAACTTTGCATAAGGTATTGCAAGTAGGTCATCTAACTCATCATAATTGACCACATATAGTTGACCTGTGAGTTCTTCCCATGTGTAATTTCGAGATGATTGCCAGTGAAAATTGATTCCTCTAAATCCCCAAGAGAATATATCTGTAACTGCCACTAGAGGATGTTGATCATATTGAACGCTAGGAGTCTTTGCATTGTATACAAAAGTATAATATTTTCCTACATCGGGAACAGGTGTCACAGTATCTTTAAGTAGATTCATAATTTCCAACATCATATCTTCTGGATCATTATGATCTTGGTTTATAGTGTTGTCTTCAAGTCTACTCATTTGATACCTAACTCATCTTCAGTGATTATCTTAAATTGAATCATACGATCCTCACAGAACTCAACTGCTGCCTTCCATTTTGCTTGATTCACAGCATAGGTCTGACACTCATAGAGATATGATTTAGTCATTCTCTTTCTTTTCTTAGGTGGTTGAGTTTGTTTTTTTGGTTTGACCTCGACCACATAGTTTTTAATTTTATTATTTTTCTCTCTTACTTTAATTATGTAATCAGGAAAATAACGATGCACACGTTTATCAATTGGAGACATATAAGGTATGGAAAACTCCTCTGATGCCCATGATATTATGTTCTCATTCTTATCACACCATACACAGAATCGTCTTTCCCAACTACTTCTACAGATAATATTATTAGGATTACCCTGATATTTCTCTGGATTCGATGGTTTATAGCGACTTTTTATACTTTCTGCCATTATCTTGCATACATAATATATAAGGTCAAATGTATTTATAAATGGCTTCCATCCCACCACAGAGACTAACAGTAGATAAAATTGTAAAAGATTTGCTAGAACCAGCAACCACCTCGTTCTATCAGGTGTCGATTAGTGATCCTAGACAACTAAATGAAACTGGAGATTCATTTGGAACTTATCTTCGTCAACAAGGTATTGAAACTTTGTTTAACGCTAGAGGTCTTGATCCAATAAGAAGAGAAAAGTTACAACTGTTTTGTTCAGAAACAACATTGCCAGGTTCAAATCTAGCAACAGGTGAGTTATTAAATGATTTTTCTGGAGTTACAGACAGATATGTTCATCGTAGAATATTCGATCCAGAAATATCATTGACATTTTATTGTGATGCAAAAGAGTATTTACCTATCAGATATTTTGAATCTTGGATGTCATACATCACAGGAGACACTGCAGATTTTCATAGTGAAAACTTTTATTATAGAATAAAATTTCCAAATAACTACAAAGGTGGTCTAGAAATAACAAAGTTTGAAAAGAATCTACATTCACAAGACCCAATTAGAGGTAGAACAAGACCATTAACATATACTTTCATAAATGTTTTCCCAAAATCAATTGCATCAATACCAGTAACCTATGATGCATCTGATTTGTTGAAGTGCACAGTCACATTTAACTACTCTAGATATAGTGCAAAACCAGCTAACAACAATGCTAATGACCCATCATTTGCTTATCTTGCTGGTAAATTTGCTAATATTGCTGTAGATAAATTAACAGGAATAGATTTATTAGGAGATATAGTAGGAGGAGTTGTTCAGAGATCTTTATCTAATTAACCCTGCTATATAATATACTGAATTGCATAATAGGATATCATGCCTTTACCAAAAATTGCGACACCAACGTATAGTATGGTGTTACCGTCTTTAGAAAAGGAAATAAATTACAGACCTTTTCTAGTGAAAGAAGAAAAACTTTTAGTTCTTGCTTTAGAAAGTGAAGATACAAAACAAATCACTACAGCTATCAAAGCAGTTCTTAAGAGTTGTGTTCTTACTAAAGGAATTAAAGTAGAAACTTTACCTACATTCGATATTGAATATTTGTTTTTAAACATTCGTGGAAAATCTGTTGGAGAATCAATAGATGTTAATATAATTTGCCCTGATGATGAGAAAACAAGTGTTAAAGTTGTTATTGACTTAGATGATATTAAGGTTAACAAAACTGAAGGTCATTCAAATCAAATCAAACTAGATGAAAACTTAATGATGGAATTAAAGTATCCTTCTTTAGATGAATTTATTAAAAACAACTTTGACTTCAATGATCAAAATGCGATGGAGCAATCATTTAAATTAATCGCATCATGTATTGATAAAATATACAATGAAGAGGAAGTATGGGTAGCAGCAGATTGCACTAAGAAAGAAATAACAGAGTTTCTTGAATCGATGAACTCATCACAATTTAAAAAAATTGAGGAGTTCTTTACATCAATGCCTAAATTATCACATACTATTAAAGTAACTAATCCAAATACAAAGGTTGAAAGTGAAGTTGTGCTTGAGGGCTTAGCGTCTTTTTTCGGGTAGCAATGATCCATATGGATCTTGCTAGTTATTACCGATTGAACTTTTCGTTGATGCAATACCATAAATACTCATTAACTGAGATTGAAAACATGATGCCTTGGGAACGAGACATCTATGTTGGATTACTAAAACAACATCTCGAAGAGGAAGAACTTAAACGCAATCAGTCGAAAGCGAATGCCTAAACCAAATAAGGAAATTAAGCAATTACTTATAAATGATTTTGGATACGAACCCGTTGAGCTAGAATCTTATACGGGTCAACTTCGTGCGTTAAAAGAAAGTTTCAATTCACTTCAAATAAAAGATCCTAAAGATGCTAGGTTAAGAGAGCTAGCAATAGCAATAAAAGATTTAAGAGCACAAAGAGAAGTAGAAAAAGATACAACTGGTAAATTAAAAGTAACAAGAAAAAGAAGAAAAGATGCAAAGACACCAGAGCAAGTAAAGGCAGAGATAGATGCAAAAGATAAAGCAATAGCAGATAGAAAAGCGAAAAAGAAAAAAGATGCAATGAATTTTATATCTCCAGCATCTGCACCTCCTGATTTACCTCCAGCTGAGAGTGAGAGTGGTGGTGATATGTCTGGTGTGCTTACAAAAATAGCTGGTGATGTGAATATCATCAAAGGTATTGTTGAAGCACAAAAGAATATTGAAGAGGATAAGATAGAGGATACTAGAGAAGCGAGAGAGAAAAAGAAAAGAAGCATGGCAGAAAACCTCATGGAAGGTGGGAAGAAAATGTATGAAAAAGTTGCTGGTACATTTGGAAAAGTATTAGCACCAGCAAAAGGAATCTTTGAATCAATATTTAAATTCCTAGCTTTGTTTTTCCTTGGTTCAGCCTTAATGAAGATACTTGATTGGTTTGGTAATCCTGCTAATAAAGATAAGATACAATCTATATTCAGGTTCCTGAAAGATTTTTGGCCTGTTATCGCTGCTGGAATTATAGCGTTGATGGGGCCTATTCCTGCATTTGTTGCAGCAATCGGATTAGCATTTGCAGTTGTTCCAAAGATAATCGATTTTGTTAAATCAATATTTGGTCTGAATAAAGATGTAGATAAAGAAATTAAAAAAGAAGAAAAAGATTATGAGAAGAATACGAAAGGAACTGGGTTTGATACAGACACAGAAGAAACAGAACAACAAGTAAAATCAGAGGCTCCACCAGAACAACAAGATGCGGAAAAAATGAATAAAGGTGGTATAGTTCCAGATAGAGATAACGTAACCAAGATGAATAAGGGTGGTGAGGTTCCAGGCCAAGGAGATACAGACACCGTTCCTGCAATGCTAACACCTGGTGAATTTGTGTTAACAAAAGATGCAGTGAAAAAATAT